CTGACCGAGACCATTGCCACCCGCACCAGAGACCACCGGTGCAATCGTGATGCGGCTCTGTCCTGTCGGCTCATGCAGGCGCTCCAGCGTCAGCGCCTCACGGCCAGCCAGTACGCGGTACCCCACGCCGCGCTCGCCTGAAGCCACCAATTCCCGCTCGAAGGCTGGGAAATTGGCCGCCAGCGCCCGAATGGCTTCGGCAGCCGATGAAATGGCCAGGCTATGTCTGCGGCCGAAGCGGCGCCCAAGTTCACCGAGAAGAATGATCGTGACCATGCCTGAGGATGTGTGTTGTGACTTTTTGCCAATAGCCGCCGTAGACATCTCGGCTGGAGAGACGCCCCTGCAAGTGATGAAGGATCAGCCCGTCTCCGAGATAGACCGCTGCGTGATTCGGTACGGGGGATGCCACCTGCATCAGGAAGCAATCCCCAACCTTTAGTTCGTCTGCATCCACCGAGAAGAAGCCAGCCAGGGCAAAGTTCTCCAGGTAGAGGTTCTCCCCGCGCTTCCACCAGTCGTCAAAGCGCACGAAGTTGGGCAACTCCACCCCGCGCTCTGCTCGGAACCAGTCGCGCACCAGGGCGTAGCAGTCGAGCACGCCGTGAGACCATTCGCGGCCTACCAACGGGGCGACATAGCCCGACGGCTCGATACTTGCCCAGGCGACGCTTGGGACACTCACGATGTGCCAAGGCAAGCCACTGGCCTCACACGCCACCCGGTCAGCCTGACTCGGCTCGGGCGGCAGACCGGGGTGGCTGTGCACCACGGCAGCGATCTGGCCCTGCTCATCGGCTTTGGCGTAGTCCTCGGGGTGAATCACGAACTGATCGGTTCCCACACCCAGGTTTCGGCACGGCCAGTAAACCTCCCGACCTTTTCGGATCACAAGCAGCCCGCACGACTCGCGCGGGTAGGCCTGCCGGGCGTGATCGAGCGCCAGGGCTTGGTTCTCAGGCAGCATCAACGAATAAGCCCAGCTGCCGGAAAGCCACCAAAGGGCAACTCAGCGCTCTGCCCAAACCGGGCCTTGCACGATGACAGACGTTTGCCGCAGACATCCAGGCTGCTTGAGCCAACCGCCTGGTCATTGGCATCTAGGTAGAACGTACCGGTGTAACCGCACTCTGCCCCACGGTAGCGCCAGGGGCACACGTTTTGAACGATCTGCCGACGAGGGAGTGTGACCCCCTCCAGATCAAACGATGCGGCCAACTCAAACTCGACCACATCCCGCGTTTCTCTGGACTTGCGGTCGACGTAGTACACGTCATCAGCGAATTCAGCCGAGGGGTCGGCTGTCGGATTGACACCACCCTCAAAGTTCACCGAATCGAGGTATTTCGCAAGCGTCCTCTTGCGCGTGATCTTGGCGCCCACCAGGTCCTGGTAGGTGAGCACCAGCGCCGTGATGGCGCCCGTGACATTGGCTACCCGCAGGCGCGGCCGAGGTACCTGGCCGTTGCCGTTGAATTCGAAGCCTTCAACCTCAATGGGAAATGCCTCATAGGCGTTGCCCTGCCAGACAACCCGCTGCTGCAAGGCATTGGTTCCGGCATGAAAGCGAACCGGCCCTTGGCCAAACAGTGCCAGATCCAGCACAAAAAGTTCGATCACGCTGCTGGGGGCAAGCTTCTGGATTTCGGAGGTAATCGCAGCTACTGTCATGACAGATCAAATACCTGTTTGAAGGTGACCCGCACCGTTTCGACATTGGGCTCATCCACTGATCGGCTCCACTCCTCGCACACGAACTTGCCAGCAGTTCCACCAGGAGGAGTCCAGTCAAAGGCCTGCACGGCACCCCGTGAGCGCAAAAACGCATCGATTGCGCTCGCCTCGGTGCTGGTTCGCCCCCGAAACTCCAACGACCAGACCTGGGGCTGAGTGTTGATGCCGAAGGCCAAACGCTGCTCATAGCCGTCGCCAAAGGCCACACGGCGAACGCTGGGCCGCATCGACAGGTTGGCTCCAACCGAAGGGGTCCAGGTAAAGGTTGCCACTTACACCGCCCTCCGGCCGTCAAGCAAACCACCGGCGCGCTTTTGGGCAAGCAACTCCTGACGTACAGCACTGGCTATCGCCCGGCCAAGATCACGTCCGCCTGGGTCATCCCCACGGCTGGACGCGCCAGCATCGGAGACGCTGACCGAAATGTTGAAGACGTCCCCTGCGGACGCGCCACCGCTCATCGTGACCGGAATGGATCGGCCGTCTGGCAGCGGCACATAGGCCTCGGGCTTACTGCCCTCGCCAAAGAGAGCCACCTGTGGGGAGTTGGCAATGCCTCCGGAGGCGTAGGTGCGCAGCGCGATGGGACCGGCTGAAGTCATTACGCCTCCATCGGCAAACCCAAAGAAGCTGCTCATGGCACGGGCCAGGGGCAGCGTGATCGCGCGCTGAATCTGGATGCGAATCAGGTCTGAAATGATGGAATTGGCAAGAGATCGGAAATCGAGCTTGCCTGTCATCACAAAGTTCACCAGCGCATCCGTCATCCCGTTGAAGGCACGCACCGTGGCCGACTCCATCTGCTTGCCAATCTGCTCGGCCTCTTCAGCCACCATACGCAGCCCCTTGGCAAAACCAGCCTCAGGGTCCGCCAGTTCCTTAACGCGCTGATTGAGCAAGGTGGCTCCATCGGCAGCTTGGCGGGCGGATTCCTCGATCTTTTTCAGCGCATCGGCCAGCTTTTCATTGCCCGGGGCGGCCTCTACCAACTCGCGGGCCTGAGCCGCCAGCGTGGCCAGTTGATTGGCGCTATCCCGGCGGGCTGCTGCAAGGCGCCGCAGGGAGTCCAGTTCACTGATGGCGCCCGTCTCACGCAGAGTCTTGATCTGCTCTTCGATCGCACGAAGTTCGCTTTGTCCCCGCGCGGCCTGCTCAGCTAGATCCTTCATGGTCTCGCCGGGGAGCCTGATCTGGCGCTCCAGATTGGACTGTTGGGCCTCACGCTCCAGCCTCTGGCGTTTGAGGAGAATCTCTGCAAGGCGGTCTTGCAGCTTGAGCTTGTCCTGGGTGGTCTTGGCCACCGACTCAAGCCCACGACGCAGAATCGCTTCCTCCTCATCCGTCAGTGCCCGAAGCCTTTCGGTGAAGTCTTCCTGCGCAGCCAGGCGGGCCTCGGTCGCCTCCTTGAAGCTGATGTAGCCCTGGCTTTCATAGAGGTCGATGATGCGCTGCCGGTCTTTGAGGATGGCACTCTCCACATCCACCTGCCCCTGTAAGCGCTTAATTTCACTGTCTATGCCTGCCATGGCGTTCGCAGTGACGGCGCCAGTTGCCGTGCTGTAGTTCAGGCGCTTCCTGGGCGTGGACGCTTGCGTGACGGCGTTTGAGGCCTCAGTACCCTTGCGAATGTCCTCGAATCTTCGCGTGACCGCATCGGCCAGCAGCGGCATATCCCAAAGGTCAACGTAGTTCTGGTTGGCCTGAGCGACGATCGCATTGCGCTTCTCTAGGGCAGCTTGCAGACGTGCGCGGTTTTCCTCTGAGAACGGGTTCAAGCCCTTGCCACCCGCCAAGAAAGTGCCGGCAAGTTCGATGTCGGCCCAGACAGCAGAGAAGCTGCCGATCACCGACTTGATGGTGTGACCAATTCCCCGCAAGGCATCGATGACAACCGCGATGGCGTAGGCCGTCTTTTCTGCCCAGTTGGTGAGCGCGCCTTCAGAACGCAGGCGCTGTACGCCATCAACTGCGTTATCCGTTCCCAAGACCACGTTTTTGAGCTCTTGGTACAGCACCGACAGCGAGGGGATTGCGGCGGTAACCAGGGTCTGCGCCACAAAGTTCGATTCGGCACGCATACGGCCCATCGCCTTGGAGGCCTGGTCGGCTTCCTCGATCTGCTTGGCCGTCAGTCGAATATTGAGGTCCTGGTTCTCCGCCAGATCCTTGAGGAAGGGGAGCATCGTTGCCCCGGACTTTCCAAATAGCTCCATGGCGATAGCTGTCTTGCCAGCGCCGTCCTCAAACTCGGCCAGTCTGAGTGCAACATCGTTCATGACCTCTGCGGGATCACGCAGGTTGCCGCTTGCGTCCTTGGCGCGCACACCCAGGAACTGGAGGGCCTTGGTCGCACCGGCCGTTTCATCATCAACCCCCGCCAGCCCCTTGGACAGCTTGGCCAGGCTTGCGCCAATGGCCTCCATGGCCGTGCCTGAGATGGTTGCAACCGGTGCAAATCCCGAGAGTGCGGCAGCGCTCGCGCCTGTCTGCTCCGACAGGCCCTGCAGAGCCGATGCTGCCTCCAGTGTGTGGGTGACAAAGTCCCTCAAGGCCGCAACGGAGGTGGCTCCAATCACCACGGCAAAGGTCGTCTTTGCCACACTGGCCACCTGCTGCATCGACGCCTTCATGTCGTTGGCGTGGCGATCCA